TAGCCGGATTAAAATCTATATCGTATGATGCTCGTAACGCTATGATATCTGTTCTAGAAATCTTTTCTCTTGTAATAAGGTCAAAGCTATTACAGTATCCGTTTCCGTCACTGAATTCTTCATAGTGGAGACTGTTGCTATTAATAGACTTGTCAATTGTTATTGTGTCCCCATTTTCTAATTCAAACCATACTCTTTTAGCGCCTTTGTTAAAAAAGCTGTACGTGAACGAATTAAAATAGCGCCCATCTAAATCTATCGTGTCATTTATATCTTCTACCGAAAAAGCGATGCTATCTGATATTTCCGGGTAGATATCTTCGGTCGGCGTAAGCTTGTCTGTATTAATCCAAGTGCTGATTATTTCCGTGCCGCTTTTGAAGCTGTCAACGCTGAATAAGCTTTCTGTTCCGGCGTTTACCGCCATTTTGTCTTTTGCGATTGTTACATGCTGTTCGCTTTCCCCACCAATATCGATGGTCTCCCCGTAGGATGCAACCACTTTCTTTCCGTTCCGAATCTGCACATCCTTCTCTGTAATCAGCACGTTGTTCTTAGTGGCATTGCTCGGGGTTTCCTTGGTGGCACCCTTGTTTTCGGATACCATAATGCCGGTGGAATCGGTGCTGATGTAATTGTCCGCTGTTTTGGCGGCTTCGGTGGCGGTGTTCTGAGCCTTATCAGCTGTGTTCTGGGCTTTGTTGGCTGAACTTTGTGCATTATCGGCAGTGTTCTGTGCAGTTCCGGCCTTATCGTATGCGTCTGTGGCAACTTGAATATAGGTTCTGTCGTGAATCTCCTTGATAACGGCATCGGTGTAAGTTCGTGGCTCTGGTGTGTAAAATGGGTACTCCGGATTCTCAGCCGTGCCGCCAGACCAGCCAAACATTCCTCTTTCATACCATATTGATGGTGCCACATTAGTTGTAGGATTAGTTCTAAACGGATCGGACAATGGCATATCGCTATAAAGAGTATATTTGGCACCGCCGCCGCGTAAGAATATGGCGAAGCCTAACCCTTGCGCACACACTTTACATCCCGCAAAAACATGTCCGTACATTTCCTGTAGCTCGTGGATTCGCCAATCGTAATCCGCGCCACCCCATCCGCCAAAGTTACACTTGATTTTACATGTTAGCGCAATACCGTGCGTGGTAGTATGCCCTTGCCATTCGGCAGGAGCCTTTTCGTAGCAGGCTCTCTTAACAAGAGTTTCACGCATTACGTCTTGATTAGATGCGTTTTTGCTAAATATCATCACTGGATAATATGTGTTCGGGTCCCCAGCTACCTCGATTTCGGCTTTGTATTGATATCCGTAATTGTTCAAAGCATTATCCGTAAACTGCTTTGCTGCATCCGCCGTACCTTGAGCGTTGTTAGCTTTATTCCACGCTTCTTTCGCTGCTTCGTAGGATGTGGATTTGCTGACGTCGGACACGTGCGTCGTCTTGTCGCTGAAAACAGTCACATCGCACGTGTATAGGGTTTTTGTGATGTCGCAAGCCGGCTCCGCCTTTGACCAGCCTGCCGGGGTTTCATTTGGTTTCACGTTGGCCGGCTTATCCGGTGCCGCCATGGAAGACGATTGCAGTTTGTAATACCGTGTCACGCTTTCGGTATCCCGGTACTGTGACAGCGTAACGGTTGCACTTCCTTTTACTGCCATGATATTCTCCTTTCGCTACTTTTCCAGCTGGCAAGTATACGCCATGGAATTCGTCACCTCTCCGGCGGTTACGGTGATGCTTTTAGCCGCTGTTCCCGATGTGGCAGAACCTTTATACCATTTGACGGTGCCAATGCTTCCGCACACGCCCGCATCGGTAATGGTCTGTTCTTCCCCACCGACGAACACGTGAGCGGTGAGAACGGTGGAACCTTCGTTGTTCTTGAACACGGTTCCGTTCGAGGATGTGATTGTCAGTGTAATGGCATCGGCTCCATTGTCGCCCTTCACGCCCGGAACACCCTGGATGCCCTGATCACCTTTGACGCCCTGATCGCCCTTTTCGCCTTTGTCACCTTTCACGCCCTGCACGCCTGCTTTTGCCACGGCGAACGAGAATTTCTTGTTCACGGTGATGCCGTCCACTACAACCGGAATGGTTGCCTCGCAAGCCGTGGAAATAGTCGCCGTGGTTTTGAATGTGATTTTCGGTCTCGCGGTTCCGGAGTTGGTTACCGTGGCGGTAATTCCGGTCGGGCAGGTAATATTGGCTGAATTCACGTTCACGACAGAACACTGATTGGTTCCGCAATATGCGACTGCTTCGGTCTCGCAGGAAGCACCTGCCGCAACGCCGGCAGTGTTCCCGACAAATGTATACGCTTCCGATGTAAGCAATACGGAATACGCATCTGTAACGTCAACGATTGTAATCTGATCTGCTGATTTGATAGCCATTTTCTTTTTCTCCTTCTCTTAAACAATAAGTTCGCACATAAAAGTAACTTTTGTGTCCACGTCTTCCGGTTTGAGCGTGAACGTGAAACCATCGTTCCCGAATCTTGGGTCTGCTGAGGCGATGATTCCGAACGAGTCATCATCCAGCCGTTGCCATTTCCATTGCAGGTATGCACCGCTTCCGAAGGCTTCGCTCAACTCGGTGGCGTTGGTGATTCGCTTTTTCCCGTGGTAGATCACCACGGAAAGCACCGTTTCCACGTGGTCGTTCTTGAATACCGTTCCCCTGGAGGATTCAATTCGAAGCAGCGTTGTGATTTCGTCTCTCAGGTCCTCAATGGCATCCTGCACGTTGGTTCCTGTGGATCCGAAAATCATATGGTCTGCCATTATCTCCAATGCATACTTCCCGGTCTTCTCATCTTTGTGATACTTGATATAGTTGTTGGAATCGCCGAAGCTCATCTGTCCGTCTGCTCCGAGGTACATTCCCCTCGTCGTATTGTCTACGGAACTTTTTACTCCGGAGTATATCGCATTCGACGCAATGTTGAATCCTCCGATGGTCGCATCGAATGCTATTAGGTCATCCACCTTTATTTTTTCGGCGGTGATTGTGTTGGCGATTATGTTGCTTCCGTCCAGTCCGTTCTGGAGCATTTCTTTGGTGAGCTGAGGTGTTACCGTTGAGCCGCCTTCAATATTCAGCTTGTAATACAGCCCATCTTCACCTTTCACCACCAACTTATCCGCCTTCACGGTATTTCCTTCCAGCAGGTCCCCACTGATGGTCACACCTACCAGGTGCCCGGTTACGGTAGAATCTCCAATTACCAGGTCTTTGATGATTCCGGACTGTGCATAGAACTCCTGCAGCCATGCTTTATCAATCTTCGAAAAATCGATGTTCACATAGCGCAGATCCGCATCCTCTGCAGACAGTTTTTTCGTATCGAGGACCTTTATGCTGCCTTCCGCTGCGTCCAGTCTTCCGGTGATTTTCACATCCTCTGCCTGTAGGTTTCCGATGCTGCCTTCCGCGGCAGCCAACCTTCCGGTTATCTTTACATCCTCTGCCTGCAAGTTTCCGATGTTGCCTTCCGCAGCGTCCAACCTTCCGGTTATCTTTACATCCTCTGCCTGAAGATTCTTGATAGTTGCGTTGGTCGCTTCCAAATCTTTGATGCTGGCTTTCTCCGCCACCAGTTCCTTCGTGCGGATCAGTTCGGCAGTAACGACTCTGAATTTGGCATCGCTGGGAGACAGCGGCGCATTTGCCTTCTCGGTTTCCGTCATGAGATGGGACCGAATTTCCACCGTCGTTTCCCCGCCGAAGGTGATTTTCTGGGTGGATACCAACAGGGATTTTCCCACCGCATTGATTTCTTTTTTCAGGCTCAGGATTTCCTCTGCTGTCTTTCCGGCTGAATTGGCCATAGCGTTATTCATGGCCACATAGTTCATATACTCGCTGTCGGTCATGATTCGGACGAACTCGCCCGGCACCAACGACGGGTCCCACCGTGCCTGCACCACTGCCCCTGTATAGCGAATCCCGCGATACTGACTGAATATGTTATCCAGCAATTCCTGCGTCATAAAAGGATTATACATATACAGCGATTGGCCGCCTTCTCCGGCTTCCATGGTGTCCTGTTTCAGATTCACGGTACACACTATACCGTCTACCATGGTTTCCCCGGCGGAGGTCGTTGTTCGGGACAGCAGCTCCGATGTTAAAAGCACTTCATCGTTGTACCCGAAGTAACTGATTCCCAGAGTGTTGTCGTCGCCGAAGGTGGCGAACCCGCCTTGCAGTCCGGCCAAATATCCGATGGCTTCCCGGAGCGTGCAGTCCTGATTCCATTCCAGCGCCGGGTTCAGTTCGGCTTCAAACGTTTCTTCGTCTACGATGATTCCTTTCGCCTGACACTGGGCCCGGATATCGTCATAGAACTGCTGGAAGGTTCCATTTTTCTGAGCCGGGATATATGGATCGTTCATCAGCTGAAATCCGTCGAAGCACTGCAGCGTTACCGTGCCGTCGTTGTTGTTCTGCTGTTTGAATACATAAAAAGTACCGAGTATATCCCAGCCGTCTCCTTCCGGAACCGCCTCTTCTTCGGTACCTTCCCCATCCTCTGCAGCTTCCCCGTTCATCATGTCGTACAGGTCCAGCTCCAGAGCGTCCATTTCCGCTTCGGATTCCGCTTCCTCTGCTTCGGTTACGTCCTCTGCCTCTTCGTCCGTGTCTTCGGTTTCTTCGGTGTCCACGTCGTTTTCTTCGTCCGTGTCTTCGATGTGCTCGGTTTCTTCCCGGTCTCCGACTTCTGCTTCCAGTGCATCCGTCCGAGACTCTTCTTCCTCGCTTTCCATCGGCAGGACATAAAGATCTACCTTGTCACCGTCGAAACTCTCCTTGTACGGTTTAATGACCGTGAATTCCAGCATACTGGATGCGGTGCTTCCAATCTGGAAGCCGTTGCCACAGGAACCGGTTACACTGACACCTGTAATTGATGATGCATTATCTTTCTGCTCATCTGGGAGCTCTGCTCCGTTGATAATTACTTTTGTTCTGTATTTCATCCTGTCCCTTTCCAATTGTTGTCTATACTTCCGTTAACGTCACCGATACGCTTTTGTACATTCCGTTCGGGTACTTCTCCACTTTACGGTCGGACGGAAAGAACGTCCCGTTCTTCGCCTTCCCGGTCTGCGGATCCAGATACTGCGCAATAATGTAATTGTTTTTCAGCGTGGTTTCGTTGACTCCGGTGTACGTGTTCGTCGCATTCAGCACGTTCAGCAGCTCCTGACCTTCTTCCGGATTGAGCCCCGTCCATTCCAGTTCCAGCGTGACGATATTGGACCGCACGTTGGTATACACGTACGTTCCGGAGTTGTCTCTGGATTCGTTGTTGTTCGCCGTTGAGTTCAGATTCTTCCGCACCTCTCCATAGGTCACATTGACCGAGGTCGGATGCTTCATTCGGCTCGGGCTGCTTACCTGCGTGTCTCCGTCGTAGTATACCGGGGAGAAATACGCATAATACTTTCCGTCCGTATCTTTGAACGTGGAGTACGTTGTGGCAACGCTGGGTTTGTCTTTGTACTGCAGCTGATACTGATATGGTTTTGCCGTGGTGTACGTTGTCTTGTACTGCACGCTTTTCTTTTTCACTTTTTTCTTTTTGCTGTAGATTTTGTACCCTCTTACCCGGTAACGCACATCCACCGTTCTTTCTACGCCGTCCACCTGTCTTACGGCGGACTTCGGCATCACGGTTCCGCACACGGTATTGTTGTTTCCAAGCTTCCACCCGGAGGCTTTACCGGATTTCGATTTGTTCTTCTTGTTGTACTTTACCTTCTTGTAAGAAGCCTTCTTCGGCGCTTTCAGTTTGGTCCAGCTTCCGGCGGAACCCCAGCTCCAGCTCGTCACGGTTCCACCCTTTCGGATTTCTTTGACGCCGGACCCGGCCAAGAAAAACAATTGTGTTTCTGTCATGTGTTCCTCCTTACACGTTCAGCGGACTGGTTCCGAACATGAGTGTCTGGTTGTTGATATAGCGGACAGTGCTCTGGGCGATTGTCTGGCCATCCAGGTTGATTACCAGTGTCACATTCCCGCCGCTGCTTCCCTTCATGTTCTGCATTGCGGCCAGTGTGCTGTCCAATCTGTCCCAGAACGGATTCAGCGGAACGATACCTTCCGGGCCCGCTTCTCCGGCACCAATCAGTGTGGCACCGTCCACGATACCGCCTTTCGCGTACCAGTTCACGCCGAAGGACGGCAGAGACCCTTTCCCTCCGATTCCAAACGGCGCTTTTCCGCCGCTCACGGAAATGTGAGGAATTTTCAGGTTCAGGATTCGCCCCAGATTGAACGGAAACATTCCTTTGATTTTCCCGATGATTCCCTTGAGCGTTCCGGCTGCTGCCTTTATCGGCGACAGCAGCGCCGTCTTCACTCTGCCAAATGTCGCTTTCACGGATCCGACCAGGCTGTTGAAGTTCACAAAGCCTTTGATTCTCGCCACGATGGACTTCACGCCCGATGCGGCCGACTTGAACGGTGATGTGATGAACTTTCCCACCTTCGAGAATGCGCCCTTCACAGCACCTTTGATTGCACTTCCGCCCTTCACGATGCCCGCTTTCATTGCGTCCATGGCATACATTCCTTCCAGTCTCAGCGTCTGGCCGAAGGATTTCAGCCCGGATCCGATTTTCGTGATTGCAGTCTTTCCCAGGTTTGCCCAGCCGAATGCACTCCACACGTCCCATATTGCTCTCAGAATCGACGGGATGTTGGCAATCAATGTTGGGATTGCCTGCACCAGTCCTTTGGCCAGTGTCCAGATGATTTTGGCAGCTGTTGCCAGCACCATCGGCACGTTGTCGTTGATCACGTTGGCAATATTGCTGATAATCTTCGGAGCGGTTGCAACAATCGTTGGCATTGCCTGAGCAATCCCTTTGGCCAGATTCACCAGCATTTGCATTCCGGAGTGGATCAGCTTCGGTGCACTGGCCCGAATTGTGCCGGACAGGTTCAGCATTCCCTTAAATGCGTTCTCGATGATTCCGCCGCTTCCTTTCATGGAATTCGCCATAGAACTCAGCAGGCCCTGCATGCTGCTGATCAGCATCGGGACCCCCTGACTGATGAATGTACCCATCGCACTGGGCAATGCTTTGAACACGTTTCCTACTGCCGGAATTAAGTTTCCGAACAACCAGGTTGTCGTGGTCGTTACCAGTCCTTTCATGGATGCGCCCACATTCTGCCCGAGGGCTATATTGCCCATGAAATTGCTTGCGGCTGCCTTCATGGCATTAAAGGACCCGGACAGTGTCGTTCTCGCTTCCTCTGCCGATGTTCCGGTGAGTTTCATTTCCTTCTGGATTACATGGATCGCGCTGTACACATCAGACAGGTTGCTGATGTCGTACTTCTGCCCAGAGAGTTTGCCGGCATCCTGCAGCAGTCTCTCCATTTCGGACTTAGTACCGCCGTACATTACATTCACTACAGTTCGTTACTCTGTAGCCGTTCTTTCGAACTGCTGCACATTTCTGTGCAGATTAGACTATCTCTTACACCTTTCGGTGCCCTTGCACTTCCAGGCACTTGCCTGTACTCTACTCCATTAAAAAAAGCACCCGCATGGATGCTTTCTCTGTTTCGATAGTCGTTACACTTTTATGAATTGATTTTTGCTCTTGTGCCGTTTTTATACAGAAATCTATATCCTCTAGTGCGTCCCCTCCGTCCGATGGTTCCCTTTTCTAGTAATAAGGATATATTCCCAACTGTGCACTCGAAATATTCTGCCGCTTCTGAAATGCTCTGAAATTCTAACTGTTCAATTATTCCAAGCCATGTAATGTGGCCCCCGCCACGTTTTTTCCTTTCCTCTTCGTAATGTTCCACCACTATAGCTTCACTTCTCACTCCAACCGTCTTAAATCTCGAATTGTTCTCGGAATAAGTCGCCCAACGGAGATTGTCCATGGAATTATTTTTCCTATTTCCGTCGATATGATCTACTGTCTTTTTCCCTTCTGGATTTGGGATAAACGCTTCCGCAAGGAGCCTATGGATTGTCACTTTTTCGGATTTATTATCTTTATACAAATCGACAGTCATATATCCATTGCTTTTATTTTCAAATGGCTTCTTTAGGCGATTGGTTTTGTCATTCCTTACTTCGCCTTTTTCGTTTATTGAATAATTTTTATTTCTTGCTATTTTCTTCCACATTTTGCACCCCCACGTATTTGTTTATTTAATTTTATCAAACACATGCGAATGCTTCAACATTTATGCGGCTTTCAATTCACACTTAGCACGGTATTGTCTACGTCTTAATTCGTTTAGAGTTCCACCGTTTTCACAAGGTTTATACTGAGCTAAACGGTTATGTCCACCCAGTTTCAAATTGTCCAGCATCGTGTAGTTCTGCTTTGCGAAGCCCTGGTAGGCATTCTGGATATCTATGATGCTGGTGCCCATTTTGTTGGCATTGTCGGACATGTCCGTGATTGCCACATCCGCTGCAGCTGCTGCCTTCTTCGTGTCGCCGTTCAGTGACTGAAGCAGTGCTGCGGAAAAGGATGTTGCCTGTTCCATGTAGTCGTTCGCAGATATCTGCAGGGTCTTGTACGCGTTCTGAGCGTTCCGCTTCACGGTCTCGGCATCCTTCTTCCCGAACAGCGTCTCCACGCCGCCAATGGACTGTTCCAGCTTTGCGCCCTCGCTGATGGTCTTTGCCAGTGCGGTTCCGATGCCCGCCGCCACAATTGCCTTCTTAAAAGCGCCGGTGAATTTCATTCCGGTGGTTTTCCCTCCGGAGTCCCCTTCATTTCCCAGCTCTTTCCCAAGCATGCCTTTAATTCCCTTTGTGGTCGGAATTACCTGCACATAAGCCTGTGCCAGAGTGGTGCCCATTAGTCCTCACCTCCGTATCGTGCCTTCATAAAATCGTCCTTGCTCTCATACACTGCGGTATTCCCGTGTCCCTCTGCCTGATTGTTTGTGTTATTCTCAAACAATTCCGCAGTGATTGACTGCGGGTAATCCGCTCCGATGAGGGCCGCATGAATCGCCCGGGTTTCGTCGGCGATTACTGCCAGCAGTAAATCCTTCCGGTCCCCTCGGACACCATGCATTTTCTGTCCTAATCTTGATTCTTCCCTCAATCCAGAGAATAAGGCAGCCACCACCCGAAGGGGCAACTGCCTGTAATTAAAGATTCCATATGTTTCTGCCAAGTCGCAGATCAGAAGTCTTTCATCGTCCCGGATTACTCTGGTGAGGGTTATCAGTTTTTTAATTCGCCGTCCTGAAGCTCGAAGATTTCCTGCAGCGTTTCCAGCATAGCGGTGGCGGATACACGGCCCGCGTCACTCCGAATATGCTCTTTCAGCGCTTTGTACTGTTCCGCGCCCAGCAATCTCTTGTAGGCGCTCACAATCTTTCCGGTGTTTTCTTCCCCTTCATCCAATGCGGCCAAATCCTCCAACAGCTCGTAGTCGTCCAGATTCTCGTCCGGAATTTCCACTTCAAATCCGTTTTTCAGTGTCTCTTTGATCATGCTCTTTCTTCTCCTTATTCATAGTACATGTAAAACGGTCTGCCCTCGGCATCCGGAAGTGCGGTCACCGTCACTCCATATCCCATGGCTTCGTCTCTTTTGTACTCAATGTCCCCGGTATCCGAGATTTTTCCGCACGGAATAACTTCACGGCACTTTCTGCCATCGTTCAGTACGGTATCGATTACCCACGGTCTCTGCGGAAGTTCCGCGGAGCTTCCCTTGATGGTAATTTTATTCCCGGTTACGGTTACGTTGTCTTCTCCGTAGTACGTTTTCAGCACGTTCTCATTCAGAATCTCAATCATCGTGAATTCATAAGTCGCTTCATAGTCCTTCTGAATTGTGGCCACGGTGTTGCCGCCCCAGTCCTTGACGGATTCGGAGTCCCTTGAGATTTTCTTCTTCACCCCGTCTTCCGATACGGTGCCCAGACACTCGAAGCCGGTCAGCTCCCCGGTTGCGGTTGTGGGCACTGCTGCCTCTGCCCCGCCAATCCAGATGGCGCCCTGCACGCTCGGTTTAACGGTAGAAATGTTCTTCACATTGTTCGCCATATTGTTTCTCCTTCCTATTCGCAATACGTAATGTTATAAATCGCCTGGTAACGATACTGCTTCGTGGTGGTGTCGGTAAAATTATAATCACTGTTCAGGCTTACGGCTCCGATTCCCCGGAGTTCGGCCAATTCGTCCATGGCCGCTTTCACCGTCTCATTCAGTTCCGCTGCCTTCTGCAGGGATTCCTCCACCGACTGCAAAGCGATGGTGGCCGACTTGATGCAGTTGTACTCTCCGGATCCGGTCTTCTCCATCACCACGTATGGAGTGCTGTCCATCTTCTCCGGATATTCCATCAGAACCGTCACCGGCTTTAGTTTCTCGCTCAGGTATTTAATCACTGTTTTCTCAATCATTATTTTCCTTTCGCGGCGCCCATTGCCTTCACCAGTGTGTTGTTCTTCATGTTGTCGTAATAACCTTCATCGTCTGCCGGGTATACTGCAGCACCTCGTCTTTCCGGATAGCTCCGGTTCTCCACTGCAAAGTGTTCTCCGGCGGTCGCCTGAATCTGCTGTGCATACGATACGCATTCTTCCTGCAGTTCACTGCTTCTCAGCAGCTCCCGCACCCCGGAGGTATTCAGCTTAATCTTCACGCTACTCATACCGTTCCACCTGTACTTTCTTGTTCCACCTCAGCGGCATCATATCCTCAATTTCTTCAATCGGTTCCCCGAATGTCCGGAATTTCTTTCCGAAGAATTCCACCTTGCGGTCCTTCCAGTCGTGGATATCTCCTTTCGGTATGGCCAGTGTGTACACCAGCTTCTTCCCGGTAATGTTCAGCGTGTCCAGAACCTCCGTGGATGTCGGTTCTCCCACCAGCACATCCGGAACAACCTCCGGAAGTTCTTCGTAGATTGGACGGTTGAAGTCGTCCGTGCCGATTCTGTTTTTTTCGTACAGAATCACATCTATTCCATGGAGTCCTCTGCCCATAACGATATTCCTTTCATCTGCTGACGCCGAAGTCCCAATCTGGCCAGTTCGCTCTTCTTAATGAAAAGTCCACCCCCTGGCACCAAATACGTGCCGGAGATGGAATATCCCATAGCTGATTCTGCAAACTGAGACACCGGTTCCTGATTGGTGGATGTCATGAGCGTTCTGGCCACCACATCCACGGTCACCGACTTCGCCACATCCGCAAGATAAGGTTTCCGCCGGATCATCTCGTCCAGGTCTTTTCCCACCTTGTCTGCTTCCATCCGCAGGGAAGAAGCGATCACCGGCAAAAGTGCCTCTGCTCTCGCCTCTTCCTCGGTGCTTAGATTTCTCCACAGGGCTTTGATGTCCTCAACCTCTGCAAAATTATTCATCGGTCTTCACGTCCTTTTCCGCTGCGTTTGTGCAGCGTTTTTCGTTTTTCTGCTGCTTTTTTGCAGCGGGTTTCTTCGGTTTGCTCTCTTTCTGTTCTTCCCAGTCCTCTCCGGAGCACACCGAAGCGGTCTCCACGACCGCCCCGGTTCTGGTATTCACGTACTTAGGCATTGTTCTTAACCCGTGCGAAGGACTTCTCGTCCAGGATTCCCCAGCCGAGATATACCTCTGCTCTCAGATAAACCTGGTTGGAGCCCTTCAGGTCCACACCGGTATTATCCGGATCACCGTATGGAATTACCTCCAGCGGAATTTCCTTCGCATAGCCCCACTTGAACATGTTGGCGAAATCGCCCACGATTACCTGGTCCGTATCTCCCACTGCAACGGTTCTGTTGAAGTCTACCGGCAGACCGTTCACGGTTCCCGGGTTTCCGCCCCAAGCCAGATCCGGATACAGTCTCTCACCCGCAGTAGTCTTCAGTGCGGCCAGTGCCTGACGAACGGCCGGAGTTGCAGCCATTCCGGAAATGTCTCCGTCGGAGCCCTCTACCAGGGCAATAGCTGCCTCAATATTGTCGTCCACCTTAGCGGCCACATAATCCACGGTCTGGGTAACCGCCTTATCGAAGCAGTTGTTTCCAACCACATCGGAAGCAGTGCCGGTTCTCGGGTTGAAGCCGTGGAAGGCGGCGATGTCGAGACCTCTTGCTACCTTCTTCGCGAATCCGTCGTTGAATGCCTGCAGGATATTCAGCTGAGCCTCTTCCGTTGCGGTCATAAACTCATCGGACACACGTGCGCCATACTCAAACTTAATCGGTGCGATTACAATCGGGGTAATCGTCAATCCACCGTGGGACTTCTTTTCGTTCTCTGCTACGATATCCACGTCCGCATCCAGAGAGAAGGTGAACTCTTTGTTTCCGTTGAAGGATACCGGAGTCTGCCCGGACAGCATTGCCAGGGAAGAGTGTCCTTTAACCTTCGTTGCCAGATCTGCTACCAGTTTCGGGTCAAACAGTGTTCCTTTAGTTCCAATTGCCATATCTTATTCTCCTTTCATTGCCTGCAGCATATTTTTCAGTGCTGCATTTTCTTCATCTTTCGCCGTCGATTCCGGATTGTAGTTGATGCGCTGCACCGAAGCGCTGCCGACAATTCCCTTCAGTGCCTCTGCATCCTTTCGAATGTCCTCTTCCGTCTCTCCGGTCAATCTATTTGCAAGGCCGGCATCCAGGCCAAGTTCTTGTGCAATTCTCGTTTTTACCGAGTCGGACTCGTATTTCTGCACTTTCGCCTGAAGCTCCTTGATTTTCTCGTCGTTGGTGCTTCCGGTACTCTTTGCCTTTTCCAGCTCTTTGCCTAATTCAGTGATCCGATTCTCTTTCTCTGTCAATGTGCTTTTGATGGAATCGTAATCTGCGTACTTCTGAGTGAACTCTTCCTCTACAGTTTTTCGCTCACTGGCTCTCGCCTTCGTGACGCGGTCGCCGATGACTGCATTCAGCTCTTCCTGTGTTGTAATTGGTTTAAATTCTTCCATGTGATAATTTCCTTTCTCCACTTAACCCGGTGGGACGGTAAAAAATGTATTATAAAAGACAGCCTGTTGTGGCTGCCTTGTATAAGCTAATATGTTACTTTCTGTTTTCTCCTCGTCTTGTCCTCATGGCAAACCCAGAATGCCAGTGCCACACTCTCGGTCAGCGTAACATCCACTCTGTCCTTGATGGACCGATAGCCGAAGCCTCCGGAAGAACCGATTGCCCGGTGTTCGCAGTTGGATACGGACTGTTTCAAGCTCTCCTGGTTGCAATGGCAGATGCTGCCTTCGAACAAACACTGCTCAAACAGGGAGTTGGCCAAAATGACCTCCCGCACAGTCGGCAGAATCACGCCCTTTACGCGGTTCTCTTTCAGCTCTTTTTCCAGAATCTGCTGTGCACCGTTGGCACCGTCCACGATAATCTTCCTGGGCTTCATGTCCCGAAGGTAATTAATCAGCCAACCATTCCCCTCCCGGGTTGTCCGGCAGTCTACGGCCTCCACGAACACTTTTCTGCCGGCTGTTTTTACGGCAACAGACAGTGTTACGGTGGTGCTGTCGTGGCTGAACTTCACCGCGGCATAGATATCGCCCACCAGCTTCGGCAGCCTCTGCACGGCCAGTTCCGTCCATTCCTTTTCGGTAATGGCCGATTTCTGGTTGTACCGAAGCCACAAGCCCAATCTCTGAATGTTGAAATCCGTCTCGTCCGGGCCAATCTCGTCCGCAACGGATCGCTCGGTAAAAACAGTTCCCAGTGACGGGTTCGTCTCGTACCACAGTTCCCGGTCGGTGGGCTCTGACATTTCCGGAACGGACCATTCCGCCCAGCCGGTATTCTGCGCCCGGCCGCTGATGGCCGATTCCCGCATTTTCTGAAAAACGGTTCCGGAAGAAACCGGTGTGGGTGGTGTTCCGCAGAAAATTGTTTGCGGATTCTTTGAAGATGTAACGATGTATTTCAGCGCGGATTCCTGGTCATCGGTATATTCCTGTGCCTCATCCACCACCAGCAAGTCATATCCTTCACCCAGTCCGCCTTTGCTGGATCTGGTTCGGAAGTTCACTCTTCCGTCCTGCTTCAGCATGGTAATCTGTTCCAGTCCGAACTGTTTCAGTGTCTTGTAATCTTCTCCCTCTTTCAGTCCGGTCTTTGCCATCAGCATGCAGAGCCGTTCCCATGCGGAATGAGATGTTGGTGTTCTGTGCGCCGTGTGGAGAATGCTCTCTCCGTTCATGATTCCGTAAAGCTCCCGCATTGCCACAACTTCATTCTTTCCGTTACGGCGGGGGACGGAATACCCGTATTTGGTATGTGTCCATAATCCCTCTTCATTGTATGCCATCATATCGCACAGAAGCAGCTCCTGCCATTCCTGTGCGGTCTTTCCGGTACTGTTATATATTCTGACGGCTTCCGTTCCGTGGGTTTCTCGGTATGGAAGCACCAACGACTGAGTGGGAGTCTGACGGCCTTTTCTTTCTGTCATGTTTTCCCCTCTGCAGTAAATTTTTCTACGAAAAAACCGCCCGAAGGCGGCTTAATCGTTGTTTCTACATAAACAGGCTCCATATCTGAGCCGCTTCCTTCAGCGTTTCGCACACTTTCCGGATGGTGCTGTTTTCTCTTAGGTAATCAATGCCCTGTGGAGTAATCTTCAGGCTATCATAGGCCACTATAACGATTTCACCGCCCCAATCTCGGATAATTATTCCCTTTATGAAATTCTGTTCCTGCATCATGCCGATGGTTTCCATCAGTTGTTTTTCCTCCACCGGATAATCACTGGACATCGGTATTATTTTCTCGTTATCGCTGGTCAATCCCTTATATTTTCGATATAGATATACAAGGATCTTGGCCACGATTGTGTAGTAATCGTTCTTTGCCATTATGTTCTTCCTTTCCCATCTGGTTATTCCGCTTCATCATCTACCACACCGGCATTCTTCATGCTGTTATTCACCATCATATTTATGATGCTCTGCATTTTTTCTTCGTTGAATGGCGCTTGCTGGAATCCGGCATTGATGCCCATTTCCAAGTCTTCTTTCTTCCACGTTGCCACTTGAATCTCATAGATCATATCACTTACTTCACGAAGAAAGTCTGGAATCACCGCCTGTGCAATATTCCAGTACAAAATTCCATCCGGTAACGTCTCTGTATTGAGTGTTTTCTGTAATGCATCTACGGCAAAATCAGACAGCCGGTCTATGTACGCCCATCCTTCTTCTTGTGTTAGCTCGAGATTTTCTTTTTTCTCCCAGTATGCTTCAAGCTGTGGATCCCGGAGTATGGATGTCCAGAATTCATCCATTAGATTCATCTTCAGTTTCGGTGATACATCGTCTTTTGTTGTGTTGGTTGTTTCCTTATTTTCTTCTCCTGAATCTTCTGCCTCCATCACAACTTGTTCTCCAGTTGAATAATCAATGTATTCTATTCTTTCGAATTCACTTTCATAGTATGACCATAAACCATCATCGTTCTCAATGTACAGAAGCCGTTCGCCTCGCTCCGTCTCATCTATATCATTGCAGACAATCGCAGAACCTGTACACACTGAACCATCTTTTAAATATGCTGTAATCTCGTTTTGTACAACAGTAGCCCATAAGTTTAGTTTCATCTTATCTTCACTGGGATTATATGCACGCCTTTGTTGGAATACGTTATCTGAATTCTATTTGTAGGATTCTCTTTTCCACCTACGTAATAAAAGCCGATATCTTCTCCCACCGTAACAAATTCGCTTGTAACTTCTCCATTTGTTTTATCACTTGACACTCCCGTTCCAGCATACTTCAATATCAAAGCCTGTGCTTCTTCATCTGAAATTGTCAAATAACTCTGCTCCGTATCCCGCTCTTTCGTAGCACTTTTATACTGAGGTGTGTCCTCGCAATGTTGCAAATATTTCTGTTTTCTTTGTTTCAGGCTCCATTTTCCAGATATAATTCTTCGAATACGTTCCTTTTGAAATTCATCTTTGAATTCTCCTGAATCATATATCTTTCGGAGTCTTCTTATGGCCGCCTTTTCTCCGGCTATATAATCCTCCTCTTTCCTCCTTTTTTCTATTTTATCATGATGCTTCTTATTTACAAGTTCTTCTCTTCTGCGGATGTTATCCTGTATTGCCTCGCGTTTTGTCTTGTAGATCCTATCCTGGGTTCTATTGTGTACATCCCTATATCCTCTTTGGCTTTTGTGAAGAACAACACACGTGCAGTTGTCATGCCTTCGATACACATCCTGTGGTTCTTCTCCATACACATATACTCCGACTAAACGTTGGCACCAATCGCAACAGTGCCCATTTGATTGTCGAATAATGTATTCTTTCAGCCCTATTCTCGAACGCAGTTCGGCAGTCGTCTTCGAATTACCCGTTGCTTCGGAAATGAAGAAGTTTTTTATCGGTGGTCCGGTTATTACATTCTGTTTTTCCGGCCTATTATCCATTGCTTTCTCCCATCTTTCGAATTCCGGTTAAGTCTCCGAGAGTTTCCTCGTCGATGTAGCCTTCTACGCTTTGGTTTAGCTTCAACACTCCATCTCCGATGGCGCTCAGCATAGATGCATCCGGTTCGAATATCGGCTCCCAGGATGGAATGGCTTCGCATGCAACATCTCGCATATACAACGACTGGTCTCGAAGTTGTACCGCCAGAAATCCCGCATTACGGAATCCTACACCGAAGGAACGCTGTGCTGCTCTTGCAGTCAGTCTCAGTGAATCGTGAGCCGCCTTGATGGCATCGGCACTGGATGGGTTCGCCGTAGGAAATCCCAGATCGTCCAATGTGAGTCCGGTTTCCCCGGCAAACATGGAGGCGAACATCTTGAGGTGATCCGTGTGCGGCGTCATGGCCTGCTGCATGAACTGACCGAAGGTTGGCTTGTCTCCGTCCTCGTCCTTGGTGATTGCAATCAGCGTAGCCATGCTTGCTCTCCACTTATCCGCAATCTCGTTATCCTCTGAAAGTCCTGTTACCCATTTCTGCGGATATGAAAAGAACTCGGCAGAAATCTCCGAGCGCTTCATCGTACGTATTGCAGAGCTCATCAGTGACATGCACGCCCTGCTGATTCGGGAGTGGCCAAATGGTCTTTTGGCTCCCGGTCTATAAATCACCGGCACCAGCAGCGGATAGGCCACCTCGTGCCGGATAATATCCATGTAGGATTTGTCCTTATAGTATATTTGTGTCTCATTTGGGAGGAAATAGGCCTCGGTCTTCACCACGCCGTACTGGTCCCGCTCCAGCACCGCATAGCCCTCCTTGAGAAGGCCGGTGACCGTGTCAATGATTCCCGTTGCGTTGGCGCCGTCAATGACCTGCATGGGCGGATTATCTCCTTTCCGCTGCGGAGGCTGAATGTAGATAAACGCGCATCCGGCAATCATTGCAGACAACTCCGCCGACTGGAACAGAACATCCGGGTTGTTCATCCGGAACACCGAATTCATCCCCAATAGATCGTTCCGGAACTCGTTGAACACCACCCGATCTGCCAGAGAGTCCACCGCCTTGGCGCACCATCCCAGACTGGAGGTGAACCCCCGAAGTCCCGGCGGCGTACTGATGCCGAAATCCCGCACATAGTTCTTCATCTCGTAGTATTTGTACCGGAGATTCACCCGCTGCCTTTTCTGGTTTAATTTTCTCCGAAGGTATTCCATACCCATGTAGTCGCTCATTCTTTTCCTCCAAAAAAATTTTTTCTTGTTCTCGCGCCGATCCGATTCAGCGAGAAATATTCGTAGTGACGGCGTGAAGTTCCGGCCGGGGGCCCCCGGGGTTACCCACCCCCCGGTATAAAATTATTTTTCTTTAAAGCATAACTCTCTGTTTTAGTTTTGCTTTTTCTTTGTTTTCGCTTTGCTTTGGATCTACTCAACAATTTGATTCCTCGCCTTCCTTAAACAGTTTTGTCTTGCCGGGAAATTGGGCTGGCCCGCCGCCGGTTTTATCCACCAGCTCTGTAATGTCCCACAGCTCACAATCCAGTGCGCAGCAAATGCGCACCAGCAGCTGCGTGGACACCGGCTGGTCGTGCTGGAGCTTAAAATAGGTGGATTGGCTGATGCCCGCATTTTCCCGCAGGTCGTGGCCCTTCATATTCCGGTCGATCATCAGTTTAAAGAGCTTTTTGTAGCATATCTCTTTCTTCATATCCTTTTCTCCCCGGTTGTTTTTATTTAATATAGCATAAAAATATGCAAAACGCAATTGTTACATTCCGTTTTAAATATTTTTAACAGCTTGTTAATATGCTGTCCTGTTTTCGTCTTTCGTCCCACTGCGTCAATTTTCCAGTTTTTTCCGCATTTTTTCTCATATGGGTGGACAAAGTGGCCCGGGTGTGTTATCTTTACTTTGAATTAATATCCCTACGAC